ATCGTTGGTTCGGTCAGCCTGTACCTGAGTGACTTTGGTCAGCTCGACGTCGTTATCGACCGCTTTGCTTCGGACGACCGTGTGTACCTGCTGGATAGCGATTACGCTTCTGTCTGCACACTGCCGAACCGTAACTTTGCCGTTCAAGACTTGGCGAAAACTGGTGACTCTGAGAAGTTCCAGATTATCACTGAGTGGACGCTGAAAGTTTCGGCTCCGAAAGCCCACGCGGCTGTTTACGACCTGTCGTAAGTGTTAGGGGGTAGCTTCGGCTACCCCCGTTCGCTTTAGGGGAGAAAGATGAAGAAACGACTTGTACAAAAGGATGCGGTCACGGGTAAGGAAACGTGGGCGCATTTTGACCAAGAAGGCAAAATTATTTTTGAGAGCAGTCAGAATGTTGACTCTCTTCTTTCGAATAATCGCAATGAGCGTAATGAGTATCGCTCTGGTAGCTTGCAGGGGAACACGCAGCGCCATCAACAGAAGGTTGCGGAAATACCCACAGCATTGTATCATCAGCTAATCCAAGAGCTAGGCCAGCCTAAAGATAATCCTATGGGCTGGAAGAAATGGCTCAATGACTATGACAATCGGTTCTTTAGAACAAGTGGCGGTAGAGTATAATGGCAATTACAAATTATTCCGAGCTAAAGACATCCATTGCCAATTTTTTGGCTCGTGATGATTTGACTACCCAAATTCCTGACTTTATCTCTCTTGCGGAATCTCGCATGTCTCGTGAGATGGGGGCAAGAAGCCAAGAGAAACGCGCTACGGCAAGCTTAACCGCTGGTGATGCATATGTGTCTTTGCCGACTGATTTGCGTTCTATTCGTTTGGTAAAGCTCAACACGTCCCCCAAAGAGGTTCTTGAGTATTATACCCCGACAAAGCTGGATGAGTTATACGCTACTAATGCTCAGGGCAAGCCTCGCGCCTACACAATTATTGGTGGCGAAGTTAAGTTTGCTCCCGAACCTGATTCTGCCTATACGGCAGAGATTGTTTACATGGAAGGCATACCAGAGCTTTCCGATAGCCGTATAACAAATGAAATTTTAACTCGTCACCCAGACGCATATCTCTATGGCGCTTTGGCTGCGGCTAGTGTATATCTAATGGATGACCAAAAGACGACTGTTTATGAGCAGTTGTTTACGCGGGCTATTGACGAAGTTAAGCGCGAAGAAGAGCGTAGCAAACAAGCTGGTTCTGCTCTTCATATGAAATCTGACTACGGAGAACTAACATGAGCGCAATGAGTGATTATCTGGAAGATGCCTTCCTTGACCATTTCTTAGGCACGAGCAGCACCTCTGCTCCTGCTGCTGTTTATATTGGACTGCACACTGCTGACCCGACTGATGCTGGCACTGGCGCAGAGGTAAGCGGTTTTGGCTATGCACGTCAGTCAATGGCGTTTGGGGCATCATCTGGTGGCACAGCTTCTAATAGTGCTGCTGTTGAGTTCCCTGCTGCCTCTGGTGGCAACTGGGGTACGATTACGCACATCGGTATTTACGATGCCTCGACTGCTGGCAACTTGTTGTTTCACGCAGCACTGACAGCTTCTAAAACAATCAACGATGGCGACATCTTCAAGGTAGCAGCTTCGGGCGTTGACATTACGGCGGCCTAGTCATGGCTGACATCGTAGGGCCAACACTTGAGCAGCTTGATAACTGGGGTCACTTAGAAGAAATACCCAATCAGCCGCTTGATGCTGCGTTTTGGAATACGCTTGCTCTGCGCGAGGGTGAGTCAACCCCGTCTGCATCTACCTCTGTATCTGCTGATGGCTTTGGTATTTTCGATGGCGCAGCCGCAGCATCTACAGCATCTACTGTAACCTCTGAAGGCATACGCATACAGCTTGGCGCGAGTAACATAAATGTTACCAGCACTGTTGCCGCTGATGGTATTCGCATCCAGTTTGGTGCGTCTGCGCTTGCTGGCCCATCTACAATGTCGGCAGAGGGTGTGCGTATTGTCGTTGGCTCTGCTCAACCGTCCACATCGGCTACAGCAACAGCGGAAGCTATTAGAGTTGTAATTGGCACATCTACTCCCTCTGCAAGTGTTTCTGTATCTGCCGAAGCCCTTACGGTTAAATTGGGTTCTGCTTCCTTATCTATATCCTCAACAATTACATCTTCTGGCATTAGAATTCAGTTTGGTGAAAGCTCTGTAAGTTCATCATGTTCTATTTCTTCTGAGGCTATTAGGATTCAATTCGGAGAATCCAGTATTGAGGCGTTTGCGACCATTCCAGATGTCACTGCTAATTTTGAGGTTTTTGCAAAATCCGCTCCGCAAACCTCGGTTACAATAGCCTTAGACGTAGAAAAACTAGGCGAATTGTGGGGTGTTATTGCAGACGAAGGTGAGGTATGGTCTGAGGTAGCAGAACAGAACGAAACATGGACAGAGGTGTCTGCTGAAGGAGAAATCTGGACACCTGTTTCCGCTGGCTCTGAAACTTGGACAACTATATCTGCTGGAAACGAAAGTTGGTTTGAACAATGATTAAGCTAGGACAATTTTTACCTGACCAGCCGCCGTATCAAAATGCTGGCGCAACCGTTGCTACTAATGTAGTTCCTGCTGCCAATGGATACAGCAACCTGCCTGATGTTTTGCCGTTTTCGGGCGAGGCCAATAAGTTTATTCGCGGAATGTTTGCAGCCAAAGATGACTCTGCATCATCTGCTATTTATGTTGGCGATGAAAACTCTTTGTACAAATTTGATGCCACTGACTCCAGCCTTGACGATGTGTCAAAAACAAGCAACGCAAGTTACATTACAGGCGATGGGTATGTTTGGAAATTTGTTCAGTTTGGTGAGGCTGTAATCGCAACCAATTACAGTGACCCTATTCAAACAATCACCGCTGCTGGTGGTGGCAGATTTGCTGACTTGGGAGGCTCTCCTCCAAAGGCAAAGCACATTGCTGTTGTGCGTGATTTCGTAATGTGTGGTTACACCAATGACGCCACAGATGGCGAAAAACCATATCGTGTGCGCTGGTCTGGAATTGGTGATTATGATAGCTGGGCTGTCAGCGCCGACACTCAAGCTGACTTTCAAGATATTTCAGACATGGGTGCTATCACTGGACTTGTCGGTGGTGAATATGCAACTATTTTGATGGAGAAGGGTATTGTACGAGCGCAGTATGTTGGCTCTCCGCTTGTATTTGAATTTGATAAAGTTCAACTGCAACGTGGCTGTAAGATTTCTGGTTCAGTTGCCTCTGTTGGTCGCAATGTATTTTACCTTTCTGATGATGGTTTTTATGTATTTGATGGTCAGTCTTCCAAGCCTATTGGAGCAGAAAAGGTAAACAGATATTTTCTAAAGAGATTCCAGTCTAATAACTCCTCGCGCATGAGTGCTGTTGTTGACCCGTCTCGTCAGATTGTTGTTTGGTCTTATGCCAGCGTTGATTCTGGTGATGGCTCACCTGATGAGTTGATTATTTATAACTATGCAACGGATAGCTGGAGTACTGCTAGTATTGGTTTGGACGCTATGGCTTCCCTATTTACTGCTGGCTATACCCTTGAAGGTCTTGCTGCTGTTAGTGGCAGTTTGGACACTCTCCCTAGCTCACTGGATTCGGCTGTATATAAAGGGGGAGAGTTTTTCTTTGCTGGTGCAAAGGATAAGAAGATTCAGACTTTTACTGGCGATAATCTTGATGCAATCGTTGAAACTGGCGAGTTTGATTTGCAAGCGGGTCGCAGTTCCCTTGTTAATAATATCATTCCGTATGTTGAAAATAATAGTGGTTCACCTCTCACGATTACTGCTCAAGTTGCTTCGCGCAACTCCAACAATGGCGAGGTTGCTTTTGGAGCGGCTTCAACGTTGAACAGTGATAACTTCTGCCCAGTGCGTTCTTCTGGTCGCTTTCACCGTGTGCGCTTAAACCTAAGTGGTAACTGGACAAACGTGCAGGGTATCGATGTTGATGGTCAGGTTAGGGGTCGTCGCTAATGGCTAACCAGTATCGTACATTACCCAAAGAGGGTGGCAATGCTCGGCAGATTTCCGAAGTTGTCAACAATGCTATGGAGGGTAAAATTAACTCTACTGGTGAGTTTACTTTAGCCACTGGTGGAGCGACGACTACAACTATCAACGACCGTAGAATTGGCCCAGAATCGACAATTTTATTGATGCCAACATCTTTGTCTTCTGCCGCTGAAAACAAATACCCATATGGTCTTTTTGAGTATGATTCAAATTATACATTTGCAGCAGCCGATACACCTTATGTCTTGCCACTTAACAGTTCGGAATACACTTTCGGCGCATCTTTATCAAGCAATCAAATAACTGTTGACTATGCTGGATTGTATGATGTTTTTGCAAGTTTGGACTTTACAAATTCAGGCTCCCAAAAATATGATGTTTATGTTTGGTTCAGGGTTAATGGAGTAAATGCTCCTCATACGACTGTTCATGTTGGTGTGACAGACAAACAGGGGGCAGCGCAAGGCGCTACAAGGCTCTTTACAAATCACCCTCTTGATTTAAGTGCGTCTGATTACGTTGAAATAGTCGCCGCCGTCAGTAATACGGCTGTATCTATAGTGGGCCTTAGCTCTCAAACAACACCGTATGCAAGACCATCAGCGCCAGCAATTACAATCGAAGTGAATTTGTTACAACCTTCTCAAACAGCAGACAGCGCTTTTGAGCCATATGTAAGCTCAAGGGGGAAGGGGACTGCAACAGTCTCACACCTTCCTAATAGTGTTTCTGGCAAAACATACTCGTATTTAGTTATTGGATAATGATTTACAGAGGAGACAGCACGGATTGGAACAGGGTAAAGGGGTATTTGTCTAATGCCTTGGAGTATAGCGATGGCATGTCCGATATAGACGATGTTAGAGATTCTTTGGCCAAAGGGGAGTCGGATTTATGGGTTGGCGAAAAGAGCGCAATAGTTACTCAGGTCATAGAAACTCGCATAGCAAAAGCCCTTCTTTATCATCTTGCTGGTGGTGATTTGAAAGAGTTAATAGAAATGACAGAACATATAGAAAACTTGGCAAAAGATATGGGCTGTAGTAAGGTGTTGATAAATGGTCGCGCTGGTTGGGGAAAAGTCCTTAACGGCTACAAAGAGCGTACCAGAATTTTTGAGAAGG